TTATATAACTGCTTCAAAGTGTCTAGCATAATACGAGACATCGAACCAGACCAATCAAGAATGAATACTAGACCGTGATTCTTACCATCAGGTAATACTGTAACCTTCTTGAATAGGTCTTCATTAAACTTGTATGTATGAAGAACTCCTGTGTTTAGGATACCAGTTCTTGCAGTTGATGCACGAGCATAAGCATCAGCAGATTTCTTACACTCAAACTCTTTGACAAGATAGTTGACTTCTTTCTGTGCAGACTTTTTGAACTCAAAGAACTGCTTATCTGGAAATCTGAATACAGACTCATCAGGATGTGATTCTCTCCACTCTTTATCAATTCTTGAATGAAGAAAACTATTCTCAACAATTACTTTCTTAAGGTCAATATTTGGAATCTCGATGTAGTTAGTATCTCTATAATACTCATCTTGATCTATAAGTTCCTTAAGTGACTCTTGAAGTGATCTATCTGTCTTTACATCAAGACTTGATTGACCATCTAATGAACTTGAAGAATCACCAGTTTGAAGTTGTGCTGGTTCTTGAGGTGTATCTCCTTTAGTCTGAGTCTCGTCTGTCTTTATCTCTCCACCCTCTGATTCGCCATCTTTCTCATCTGTTCCTTCTTGTGAATCTGATGGACTATTATCAGATGAATCACTTGAACCAAATGGAATACCTTGTGGTTCAGCATCATCTACTTTCTCTTGCTTTGTCTTCTTATCGTTTGCCTTACAGAAATCGTGTAAGTCTTTTGATACTTCCAATACATCTTCAAATGTCTCACACTGATCAATTCTTGCAATAAAGTGCTTCTCTTCGATAGTAAAATCAATATCAACAAAGTTACCTAACTTGAAGTGAAGATTAATACGATCAGGTAAACTCATCTCGTTTATATCTTCATCCTCCAACTGGAAAAAATCCTCTTCATTTAACTCATTGTAACCACGATAGAAACACTTTGCAAGTCCACCATACTTACGCTTCATCAACTTCTCAATACGAGCATCTTCAACCACATTCACGATGCCTGGTGAAATCTCGTGATCTACCCACCACTCCTCATCAGGTGTGAATAATGCG